GGAACAGGATGCTCTTTATGCCCAAGGCCGTACCGAAGCTGGACCAATTGTCACCAATGCCAGAGGCGGCTACTCATGGCACAATTTCGGCATCGCGTGGGACATCGGAATTTTCGATGGGATTCGTTATATTGAAGAATCACCCCTTTACGCAAAAGCCGGGTGGATCGGAAAGAGTATCGGGCTTGAGTGGGGCGGCGACTGGCAAGGCATCGAGGATCAACCGCATTTTCAATTGAAAATCGGCCTCACGCTGGCGGACTGCCGGGAGAGACTGGCAAAGGGCAATCCTATCGCGTAGCTCGTTCACAGAGCGTTCGCCACACTTGTCTTGTAAATCGGCAAGAGAAGCTTGCTTCTCATTAAGATGTAACTTGGAGCCGCCGGAGCTGAAACCAGTGTTGAAGTTCCAAGACTGTGACCAGGCATAACCGTAATACGTGCCTTGCTATCGGGAATGATGATCCGAGGATGAGCAGCAAGAAGGCTCACTGCTGCGCTAGCCTCGGGAGTTAAGCTGTGTCCCACACCCCATCCGAGGATGGCAAATTGTGAATTGGAAGAAGGAGGAGGATTGTGAATGGAAGCACCTCCGCATGATCGCCACGCAATCAAAGAAGCTCCACTCGTTCCATTACGGAAATAATAGGTATTTAATACCTCGATAAAATCGTCGTCCTTTGGCGTGGGCTTTCCATGACGAATCGCGAGTTGCCAAATATCCAGAATTAAACGCAATGTGGGATCACCTGGTTTTCTGATTCTATCAATAATAGCATCATGTCCGACGTGACGAAGCCCGGAGGATGCCTGTCCTGAACCAGGATTTTCGCCAAAAAAAGTACCCACACAGTTGCCTTTAGTCATCCCAGATTGAGGCGACCAGTAGATTCGGGTGTCTCTGCGAATGATTTGCGGATTATGTGTTACAGGATCCCAATCTGCCCAAAAGTGACTCATGCAGGTAACATAGCAGATTGGTCAATGTCCGTTGACACCCATCCCTCGGTATGGCCCAGGGTCTATTCATCGTCGGTTTTTCCGTTGCCGAGGTTCTCCAGATTCAGGCGAAAGCCAAAGAAATGCTTCTGGAGGGCAAAACCCTCATGCAATGGGGTGACAGCGGTTCCACCGCAATAAAGCAGTTCACCATGCCGGTGAAGGAAGTGCTGGAGGAATGCGCCTTTGCGCTGCGTACGCTTGATCCTGAAACCTACGGACGCCGCCGCCGTGTCGCTCAATCGCGGGTATGGCCATTTCTGGACAAATGAACCGTCTCTTAAAACTCGCCTCCCGCTTTTTGTCGTTCGGCTGGTATAGCCCTTACGAGTCCGCCAACTGGTCGCCGCGCCGTAGCCGGGTGCCTGGAGCCATGCCGGGAGACGCCAAGCGAGACCTGACTCCCGGTATTCGCAAGGAACTGGTTCGCCGTTCCCGCTACCTGCAAAAAAACTCTGGGTTCGTTCGCGAGCTGGTCGGCAACATGGCGATTTACTCAACAGGCGATGGAATCAAACCGCAGGCGCAATCGCCCGATCAGAACTGGAACCGCGTCGCCGAAGAATACTTCGCCAACTGGTCGTCCCAATGCGAAATCACACGCCGGTTTTCTTTTGCGGAATGCCAGTCGCTCGTCTGCCGCGGAATTGATGTGGACGGGGAATACTTCATCCTTAAGACACGAGACGCCGCGCAACGTCCGGTGCTGCAACTGATCGAGTCGCACCGGATCGGCGATGAGGTGGGCGGCACGGAAACCGTGGACGGCATCGGCATGGATGCCGTGGGCGCTCCGTTGTTTTATCGACTGCTGCTTGATGACGGGACTTATCGCGATCTCCCGGCTTCAAGCGTGCTGCATGTTTTTGAACCGGAATCCATCAGCGCCGTGCGACATGCGGCAACCATCCAGCACTCGATCAATCATGTACTCGACGAGATCGAATTGCTTGCGCTCGAAAAACATGCCGTCAAAGACAATTCGGATGTTGCACGCATACTCAAGACTGCCAGGGGCGAACTTGATGAAAGCGGGGATTTTTCGCTGCGCACAGACCAAAGGGTCGATGATGAACCAAGCGATCCCTCGGCGTTGCAACGCATCATCGGCGGAAAACTCGTGGCGCTCAAGCCGGATGAATCTCTCGAAAGTTTTCAATCCAATCGGCCAAGCCCGACATTCACCGGATTTTTGGATCATCTGCGGCGGGATTCCGCGCTTGGCGTGCTTCCGTATGAGTTTGCGGCGGATTCCAGCAGCATCGGCGGGGCTGGCGTGCGACTTGTCGTGGCAAAAGCTGGCCGCCGTTTTTCCTATCGGCAGTTGACCCTGACACAACGCCTTCTTCGTCCCGTTTGGGCTTATGTGATTGGAGATGCCATTGCTACGGGCGCATTGCCTGCCATCACCGGCTGGTGGAAGGTTCGTTTCCAGAAACCTGCCAGGGTGACTGTGGATGCAGGACGCGAAGCGCAGCAGAATCGCGCTGATGTGGAAATGGGGCTCAAAACTCTGGAGGAATCGTATGCCGAACTGGGGCTTGATTTTGAGGAACAAGCGGAAATTCGCGCGCAAAATGCCAGGTTTCTCCTCGATCTGGCGAAGAAGTATGACGTGCCGCTCGAACTCCTGTGGAAACCAACCGGCGGCACGGATGCAACGCCTGTGGTCGGCGAACCGGAAGACCCGCCTGCTATCAACGGAATCAGGCAACCCGGATAGAGTGCTCGTTGACACCCCGGCAGGTGCGTGAAACCCGCTGAAGCTCTCTTTCTCCAACAACCCTGGCTCATCACACCGGAGGCTCATGCTGCGCTGGTGAGCGCCGTGCAATCGTTTTTCAATTCGCCACCTCCGCAACTTTGTCCTGAACCCGATTCGCCATTGCTCACCGTTGAGGACGGCGTGGGCATCATCGACATCGAAGGCCCGATCATGCGCAAGCCGGACATTATCGCCCGGCTGATTTTCGGCGCCACGGACACTGATGAAGTGATTGCCGCAGTCCGTGAAGCACAGTCCCGGCCTGACGTGCAGGCAGTATTACTCGATTTCGATTCACCAGGCGGAACGGTCAGCGGCACGCCGGAACTGGCACAGGCCATCGCCGATCTTTCCGCGCAGAAATACACTTATGCATTCACAGCGGGACAGCTTTGCAGCGCGGCTTACTGGGCGGCTTCACAAAGCGATGCGATCTACGCCACCCCGAGCGCGCGCATCGGTTCCATCGGCGTGCTGATGCCAGTCGTGGATCGCTCTGAATCGTTGCGCAACGATGGAATCAAGGTCGAAGTTTTCGCCGCCGGAAAATTCAAGAGTGCCGGAACGCCCGGTGTGTCGCTCACCGATGAACAACGCGCCTTGATTCAATCCGACGTGGAGGAAATCGCCGCTGATTTCCGGACTGCTGTGCTGGCGCGCGGGAGGAAAATCCCGGCAGACGCCATGGAAGGCCAGACATTCTCGGCACGTAAGTCGGTCAACAACTCTCTCATTTGCGCCGTGGTTCCAGATCGCGATGCGGTGCTTGCGAAACTCCAGAACCGGCACGTCGTCTCCCCGGCAAGTTGACATCACGGCACGGACATCATGCTCACCATTGACGAACAACTTGATCAGGCACAGAAGCGAGTGAAGGCACTCGAAGCTGATGCCCAGGCTGGCGCGAATCTCCTGGCGGAAGCGTCTGCAAAAACCGAAACGCTGACGCTCCAGGTCACGGAACTTCAAGCCCAGAATGAACGGCTTGACGCCGATCTGCTCACCGCGCGGCAATCCATCGAATCGCTCACGAAACAGAAGGGCGATGCGGAAGCCCGGCTCGGTGAACTCGTCGCCCGTACCAAGGATTTGGAGTCCCGCGAGCAAGACATCGAAGCCCGCGCCTCCAAACGCGCCGCCGAGATCGTGGCCTCCACCGGTTCGCAAGCTCCCGCACTGGTTACAGCGAAAGGCGACCGTCAGACCGACGACTTGGTCGCCCGGTTCAAGGCGATCAACGATCCGAAGGAACAGACCATTTTCTGGCGCTCACTCACCGCGCAACAGCAGGCGCTCATTCTGAACAGCAACACCAACTCCCAGCAATAACCCACTCCCATGGCCAACACGCTTACAAATGTCAGTGACATCAAGGTCGCGCAAAACGCGCTTCAGCCGTTCCTGGCTTCGCTCCTGCCGCTGCGCGCATTTTCCACCAACTTCTCTCCTGAACCGGCTGACAAACTCGATACTGTGCGTGTGCCGGTCGTGGGTGCTCCTTCGCAGTCGAGCGATTTCGCGGGCACATACACCAACCCGGCCGATTCCACGGTCACGGTGGTTCCCGTGCAATTGAACCGCCATAAATTCAAGACCATTCACGTAACGGCTCGCGAAGCGGCTTCCACGGCTCTCAATGTCCTGGATACGCTCGTGTCGAGTGCGGCGAAACAACTTGCCCAGGATGTATTGCAGGACGTTTTTTCCGCGATCACCAACGCAAACTACGGTGCCCCTGGGATTCCTGCCGTTGCCGCAGCCAATTTCAACTACAAAACAGTGCTGGGCATCCGGGAGGCTTGCAGTGAGGTAAAAATGCCGGTAACCGACCGTTCCCTCGTGCTCGACGGAGCCTATTACACCAACTTGCTTGCCGACGACACCGTGGCCAAGAGCTTCATGATCCCGGTTGCTGCACCGGGTATTATTGAGGCGCAGATTCGCCGCCTTGCCGGGTTCGACATGTTTGAAACGGTGATCCTGCCTGACAACGGCGAGAAACTCGTCGGCTTTGCATCACACCCGAGCGGCATGGCGATGGCGATGCGCTACCTGGTGCCGGTGGCCAACTATGACGAAGCGGGAGCGGTGACCGATCCGGAGACAGGGCTCACCTTTGGATACCTCCGCTTCACGGAGATCCAGAGCAACCGGATTTTCATCACTCTGGAATGCCTCTATGGGTTCGCGCCTGCGATCCCTGAGGGCATCCAGCGGATTGTGTCGCCGTAACCTTACGCTCCAAAACGTCATCAAAGCCCTCGCGTCAGAAAAGGCGCGGGGGTTTTTGGGATTAAGACGAGGAAATTAACGATTTCTCTACTAATTCCAATATCCTGCCGAGAACCGGGCTCCATTTGGCAATCCCGATGTTAATAAATCTTTTGGGGTAATCACCTGGCAAATCAAAGAGGCTATCATTTTGCAGCAATGACCCGAGCTTCTGGGCATATTCTTCAGACATCTCTGCAAACTTCAGTTCCAATCTGCCATCTGAATAAACAGAAAAAATCGACTTTGCACCTAGATCGTTAAATCTTGGAGTGAAGCTGCCTGTTTTGCCGCTTCCCCAACTGATTTTGGCTGCATGAGTTTGGCACCAGCAGAATAGTTCACGTAATTGCTCGATGGATGTATTGACGTCAGAACGCTGCTCTGCGTCAGCAAAAAATTCAGATTCATCCCATTTTCGCTTTTGGCCACCTCGCCCAGTTCCCGCCGACGAAGGTTCATTCGCGCTTTCTGCTCCAAACAATTTTGGAATGATAATCTCGAAACCAGCGTGTTGGTAAAAATCCAACTCTACGCCCAATACCTTAAATGCGCTGTGTTCATTTACAAAAGAGATCAGCGTTTTCAGACGATCATCAAGCCGATCCATGAGCACCACAAATCGGAAACGTCCTGCAATCGCGTTTTGCTCAAGGGCTTCCAGATGCGCAGCCACGGCACTTTCATCGTTTTCCAAAAATTCAAGGAGACGGGTTCTCCAGTCCGTTTCATTTGCTCGCTCGACGATGCTTTTTGGAGCACTCCAAACCGCCGCTCCATAATCGAGCATTTGCGCAATAACCTTCCGCTTGTCCGGGTTTTTGTAGAGTTTCGTCTCGATGATATAGATTTCACCGTCAGCATCCACGCCAAGGGCGTCGATAGGTCCACTCGGCGTATCAAACTCTCGCGTCAGAACAAGAAGCCGCAGATCATCTTTTAACTCATCCAATGGAATACAGTCAGGGTTGTTGTAGATGTATTGCTGCAAATAGTCCTCCTTTTCTATGACGGTGCGAACGAGTTTCTGGGCGTTGCGTCCTTCTTTTGAAATTATGATGCTCATCGGGTTGAGGGGCTGATGTTGGTAAGAAATATGGTAAACGATTACTGATTTCAAGCCTCTGCTTGAGCGGGGTCGGTTTAGCCTGTTGACACATCACTACCGAGGTGAGCCTCAAATCAGAAAAAGCCGCCGACCTCGCCGAAATTGTTGCTGAGATTGGCGAGCCGGTGGTCTGGAATGGTCGCGCCTACCGCGCGATCATCACGAGCATTGAATCCTCGAACATTCTGCAAATTGGCGGGTTCAGCGAGGAATACGATTTCACCGTCAAGATCGCGAAGGCAGCTCTTGGCAAGGCTCGCCCGAAGGTGAACGAAGCAATTCAATTCGACAGCAAAACCTACCGGATTTCAAAGGTCAGCGAATCGCCCGCTTATCCGATGGTCACGCTCACAGTGCAGGTCAAATGAACACGGCCATCGAAACCGCATTTCTTGCTGCCGTTTCCTCCCTGCCGGAATTGATGGGTGTTGAGCAACATACGGGTGTGTCAGGCGACGAAAACACCGTTGAAGGCGCATCCATCATTGTCCATTGCCCTGATTGCGAACACGCCGTGGGACCACTCTGGAAAGCCACCGTTGTGTTCCGGCTTGAAACCCCAGCTTTCGATAAGAATCGGGAAGCACACGATGCGCGGATCAATGCCGTTCGGGCTTGGTTGGAAAATCGTGACTCGGTTGTTGAGGGCATGCGTCTCAATGGCATGGAATTGAACGGCTACTTCGTCCGGAAATCGCAGACTTCATTGGAACACAGCCGGTGGGTTGCAGAAATCGAATTTGTGGCAGGAGTTGAGACTCAGGTTTGAGCTGCGAATCTGTAGTATTTAATCTCCTTGTGCTAAAGATGGTTGCGGGAGAAGATTGAGCGCTAAACTAGCCAAGTATGCCGCGCAAAAGAAAATCCGGAGGCGATAACAGCGAAGCTTTTGTAAAGATTGCTGTGGCTGTCGTTGTCCTCGTTGCCATTTCAATGGGTGGTCTCCATAAGATTCCGGAAGCCATAGGTATTGTGGTAGGAGGCGCCATTGCTCTATCGGTTCTGATTTTGGGCGCATTGTATCTGGTGGGATACTTGCAAAAAAGACATCAGGCAGGTTCGGGTAATTGGGAGATTCCCGAATTTCCCGCCCCTTCTGAAGCATCAAAATACACGACATTCAATGTTCAGTCCGGGACATCAAAACCTCAGTGCTTTTCGAACGCTGAGTCAATACTAGAGGCGTTAAGAGAAATCGATTGGTACCAGTTTGAGAAGTTTTGTGCGGTTCTGCTGCAATCCGAAGGTTACGATATCGAGCGCAAAGGAGGAGCACACCCTGACGGCGGAGTGGATTTGATTGCAACCCGCGATGGCGTCAGGAGCTTAATCCAATGCAAGCATTGGAAAACTTGGGACATCAAAGAAAAAATCGTTCGTGAAATGTTGGGAAGCATGGCGCATTTCCAGGTAACGGCTGGAGCAATCTATACTCTCAAAGGCTGGACTACCCCCGCTGCAGAATTAGCAGCCCAGCACCAGATCACTTTAGCCGACGGCCTTCAATTGGCGTCAAGAGCAGCGAGTGTTCTTCCCAAGGATGTTTTGGAGGAGGTGCTAAACTGCACAGTGCACCACTGCCCAAAATGCGAATCGCCGATGGTGTGGAGGACGGGAGATTTCGAGCCTTTTTGGGGCTGCTCCAAATATCCACGCTGCAGGGGCATCCTTCGCAAAGGCGGCGCTCGGTAATGTCCAAAACGACAATAAGGCGAGTTGACATGTCGCCGGATGCGTAACCCACGCATCCATGCCCGCAGCTTTTGGAGTCACCAGCAATTTCGGCCTCACCCCGCCCACTGGCGGTGTCGTGGAAGAATCCAGTTCCGAGGACGAGGTCGAGGCGAAAACCATCAAGGATCAGTCCGGCACGACCTGCCGCGCCGTGCCGGGTAAAGTCATCAAGACCACCGTCACCATTAAGGGTAAGGGATTGGACATGACCACCGTGCTTGCCGCCGCGCCCCTGACGGAGGGCAAGGTCGCGGTTACTTCGCTGAAGAACAGCGAATCCAATGACGATTTCCCAACCTTTGAACAAACCGGCGTCAAATACACGTCGCTTGCTACTACCTCTTAAATATGCCCGCTGGACCCGCAGACATCGGTATTACTCAAGCGACAGCCGCCCTGCTCGAAACGGTCGAGTGGGAAACCAAGCTGGAGGAAAAGACCATCAAAGCGTCGAACGGCACCTTCGGCCAAGGGCAGACCTTTGATCCGCTCATCGAGTTTTCCGTGAAAGGGCGCGGTTCTCCCACGGTTGCCGTGGGCATCGGCGCGGCGGGGATCAACGCTATCAAAGGCGGCACTACGCTCATCTTGAAGGTAAAGCATTCCCAGAAAAACGACGATTTCGAGAGTTTCGAGTATTCCGGGACGAACTACCCGAACGCATAGCTTTTTACCAAAATTACCCAAAAACGGCCTAAATCTGCCCAATTTTATCCATCCCAATGAACGATCACAAACCCATCGAACGTAATCTCCACGTTCTCAAAGACGATCTCCCGCCGTTGAAAAGCCCCAACACAGGGCTTGTTGCGGCAGCGACCACCAGTGGCATCCAACTCTCGGAAGATCAGCCGTTCATCCAGACGCTCGAAGGCTCGGGCGACGACGTTAAGCGCCAGACCATCTGGTGCCTGAAAGATTGCGAAGTGGAATTTCTGCCGGAGTTCGAGCCGGAACGGATTTCCACGACGGAATTCGTGCATCGGTTCAGGGACACGCAATGGCGCATCGATAATCCGCATCATCCCATCGCCTACATGGCGTGGATGCACGAAACCAACCAGCGGCTCCGGGACAAGATCAAACTTAATAAGGCGCTGCTGATGGTGCGGCGCGGAAACAAAATCGCTTTCATCCCGCAGGGGTGTGATGCGGCTACACGGGACAAAATTCTGGCACTCCTATGAACGACCCACTCGAAGCACCATTCACCAACCCGAGCGAATCGGATGTTCTTGGGCTGAAACTGCGCCCATTCTCGCTCGGCAGCCTGAGCATCTGCAGGCGGATCAAGCTCTCCATGATAACCGGCGACGCGAAGATGGGTGAACTGGACGACGAGGAAAAGCAGCGGCAGATCATTGCGTTCCTTTACATCCAATCGCAGCCGGTTCAGACCGTATTGAAAGCCATTCAGTCGCCGAACTTCTACGACGAATACGTGTTGCCGTTCTCCATGGACTTGCCGTTGCACGCAATCCCGGAAGCCGTGCAGGAAATTCAGCGCGTCATGGCTGAAGCGGGCGCGGCCTATGTCGAAGTGCAATCCAAGCCGGGCGATAAACCGGAGGATGCGCCCCCAAACTCCTAGAGCCGGGGCAGACGGCTTCGCGCGTGTTTGCCCTGGCGCGAGAAACGGGCTGGCCGCGGGATTTTATTCTCTGGGAATTGGCCCTGAGTGAGGCACTCCAATACAACCATTGCGCGCTGAGGGCGATGAATTGCTGGACGGTAAAGCCGATGCGGGATGGGAAAGCGCAGATTGAACATTTGGAGGACGTTTTAGCCCGTGATTTTGACGAGGAAGGAGTTGAATGAGCGCAGACCTGAAAATAGACGATAAAGCCTTCGTAAAGGCGCTCAAGGCGTTTGCCGCCGGTTCCCGCAAAAGCAATGAAGCGGTGATCAAAAATCAGGCGCGGCTTTTCGTGAACGACGTCATTCTGATCACGCCGCCGAACCAGAACTACAAGCAGCAGCGGAAACTTGGTGAAAAAGCCATCGCGGGCGACATCAAAAAGATCATGCGCGGTGCCCGCTCCGGCACGAAGTCGGCAATCGCCGATCCGGCGAAGCTGCACAAGAAATACCGTGGGCGTGACGGACGCGTGAGCATCACACTCCCGTATGCTGAGAAATTCCGCGTCGTCGATTTACAGGCATACATCAAAAGCGTTATTGCGCGTGTTGGCATCCTTGCGAGCGGATGGAACGCAGCCGGAAAAAAGCTCGGATGCAAAGTGCCCGACTGGGCGGCCAGGCACGGAACTGGGGGCGGACGGATTTCGATGAGTTTCACTCTTGCGCAATGCAAAATCACAATTACCAACGCGATCCGATTCGCAGGCGAGGTCAAAGACTTGACCCGGCGCGTACAGGCTGCGCTTGACAAGCGGGCGGGAGCAATGGACCGACAGTTGAAAAATCAACAGGAGCGCGCAGCCAAGGCTGCTGGATTCCGGCGATGAGCAACATCATCTCGGAATTGATTCTCAAGACAGGGCTGTTCAGCGGCGGCGTCAAAAGCGCGCAGAACAGTCTCAAGGAATTGCACAGTTCGGTCATTGGCACCAAGGAAATTGTCGCGGGGGCATTCGCGGCCATTAGCTCGTCAGCGGTAGTTATCGGACTCAAAAAAGCATTCGATGTCGGCAACGAACTGAACAATCTCTCAAACGCCACCGGCGGCACTGTCAAGGATCTCAGGGTGCTGAAGCAGGCATTCGAGGAAAACGGCATTGAGGCCGAAAAAGTCGGGCCGTCCGTCGCCAAACTCCGCAAGGCGATTGTCAGCGCGGCGTCCACCGGCGATGGCGAAGCATTCCGCAAGCTCGGAGTGAACGTGAAAGCGCTCGGCAACATGAGCGCCACCGAGCAGGTGAAAACCATCGGCGATGCGCTTATGCGGATTCAGAACCCGACCGAACGCAGCGCGTATGCGATGCAGCTATTTGGGCGCAACGGCCAGGCGATGTTGTCGATGTTCGCCAACTCGGGAGCGATGGACGAGGCGGCAAAGATGATCGGCAACCAGGCGCAGATTCTTGACGACAACTCGGCGATTTTTCACGACATCACCACCAAGCTTAACGCGGTTGGCGTCAAGCTCCAGGGCTTCTTCGTCGGCATGGCGGCGGAGATTGCGCCCGCCATCAAACCGTTGATGGACGCTTTCGCGGCGATGGACTTCTCGAAAATTGGAGAACAGATCGGCGATGTGATTGCGTTCATGGTCACTGCGTTTAGTTCGGGGAATATTGGCACCATCCTGGGCGACTCGATCATTATCTCGTTTGAAAACGCGGTGAATTTTCTGGAGGCGGCGCTCATCGGCTGCGTTTACGCATTCGGGCAATACATCATCGAATGTTTCAAGAACGCCATCACTGTTTTTCAAATCGCGACCACGGCGGATTTCTGGGTAGGACTCGGCGACAGCATCATGGGCATTGCAGAAGGCTTCATCGCCTTCCTTCTGGATGGCATCGCGCTCCTGCTGGAAAAAATGAAGGGTATTCCGCTCGTTGGTGAGAAGATTGGCAAGGGGGCTCAGGCGATCAGCGTTGAAGCAAACAAGATCAGGGAACGTGGGCAGAAAAACCGGGACGCGGGTGCCGACAGGCTCTCGCCTGCCGTGGACGCGATTAAGCAGCGGGCGAGCGATGCTTTGAAAAATATCGGCGATGCCTTCGCCAAAGGTTATGCATCCGCGCCGAAGGTGTTCGACACCGCCGACCGGGAGAAAGAAATGGGGGACGCCATTGACTCCACCTACGCCGCCATGGAAGCAAACAAGGCTGCGGCGGACAAATACGAGCAGGAACACAAGCCCGGCCAGCAAGAACCTACTGACGACATGACTGAAGAGCCGAAACGCAAGATGGGCGCGGCGTTTGTCCAGAGCCTTTACAAAATCGGCGGGGGCGGCGTTTCCGTTGGCGGCGGTTCAGTCGATCCGGTTCTCCAGGAAAACCGCAGACACACCTCGCTTCTTCAAACCATCGCGCGCAACACGGCCCCTAAAACCGGCGGGCTGAATTGCACCCCACTCACCGCAGCATTCGCATGACCGATCCCGTTCAAAGCGCAGAGTCAATCGCATGGACGCCCCAGCAGGGCGAGGAAACCTCCTATACCGTGGAGAGTTTCCAAGCGTATCCCGATGTTCCATCTGGCGCGAAGAATATTCAGAAAACCCACGAGGACGGCAAGTATGTGCTGCATTACACGCTGCTCACTGGTACTGCCGAAGCCACCTACACTGTTACTGGTAGCACCAGTCAGGAACCGATTGGCACGCACCCGATGTTTGGCCCCGACGGGGATTACACTATCGAGGCAGATGAATGGAAGAAATGGAAACTTTGGGAAGCCGATCCCAAAGACCTGGAATTGGGCGGATGGAAACCGGACTGCGACGATGCCAGCGATGGGATGAAAAAGTATTACGCTTACCGGAACCGGGGAGTGGACGATTATCTCCTCGGCACCGTCACTATGCGCGTGACCCAGGAAGGCCAGGCAGAACCAAGTATGGACGGCATCGGACGCATTCAAACTCCGCCGGGTGCTCCATCATTGCCAGATAACCGGAACTGGCTCCTTGTCGGTGTGGATGGTGAAAAGGTTGGCACATCGTCGTGGAAAGTCACCTGTGAATACCGAGCGAGCGGCGCGGGCGGTTGGGATCCGGAAATTTACAGCAAGGCATAACGCATGGCGCTTCCTTCCAAAGTTAAGCCGGGCGATCCGATCAAGGCCAGCGATTGGAACGCGCTAATTGATTTCGTTCGCGCGGCCCAAGTCAATCCCGGTAGCGGTGTCCGTGTTACCCGCACCCCGAGCGGCACCACGCTTGCCGTGGATAAAACACCGCAACGGAATGTTACCTTGCCACGCTTTCCATTTCAGGTCATTCAGGTTTCCGGGGGAGATAAGGATACCGGCGATAGCCCCACCATTGGCGTGATTTCAGACAGCCATGTCATCAATGCTGCTGATAAGGATGCTTACGAAGAGGACAATTCGGAGTGGGGTTTATTAAACGACGATGAAACCGATGGGGATTTTGATCTTCCCGCCATTGGCGATAAAATCTGGCTTCAGTTTACGTTTGATCAAGATCAGAACCTGACATCAATCGACCTGATGTATGGCTCCGTGGGTGGCGATGACTGGCAGTATTACCCCGACCCAATCGAGATCAATACCGACGGCGATCCGTATCAGGAATATTACCACCAGATCGTTGCGGAAGCGACCGACCCGGAGAACGATCCGCGCGTCGGATTGATTATCGAAGATAACGACGGCACTCGGGTTAAAATCGTCCAGATTCTCAAAACCAATCTCATCATTTTACCCGCCGTCACCACGCAGGATGCTGACGAGCCTGGATTGGATATTATGGTGGCGATTCCATCAAATGCGCCTGCGACGGCAGATGATGGCAGTGGAGATGAAATCAATGAAGAGACGGATGTAAAAACACCGTGGGAGTTTGCATCTTCGGAAGATGAGTTTCCGTTCAAGGTAAAAATCCGCAGCAACCCGGATAATCCAGATGAGCAGGAATTCGGTGTGACCTACAATTCCTTGTTGCTCGCTTCGCCGGATCACGAGGACAACGTGGAGATTTCCGGTTTGATAGACGGCGATGACGGTTGGGTGACATGGAATGGCGAGGATGATCTCGTATGGCTGGAGATCGAGTGGGACGATTGGCCTGACAGTTACACCGCGAGCATCAAATCTTATAGCAACGGAGATGATTTCGGCGATGGCGAGGTTGAATCGGATGGCGACGATCCACCCACGCAGACGCATGCCCGAATCGTCATTGCGGAGATCACGGCAGACAAGGATGGCAACCCCATCATTGACCAACGCGTGCGCACCCATTTGCAAATGGTCGGTGCAATGGAGGAGGATGGAAACGGAGTGGTAATAGACTGTATGGTTCCAACAGCCTACCCTTCTGCTGACGTTTTACCGGAGTGGATGCAAGGGGATGGCAATTTCGATGATGGTTACAATGTATGGTTTGGAAGCGGAACCGCGTCATTTGTGGGAGAAGATGCTGCACCGATTGGCTGGTTGGAGATTGAAGTTCAAGACCCGAACGACGATACCGCGAGCGCGATGTCCCTGCTGGTTGGCGACGATGACCAGTCCAACGATATGCTCTGCTTTACCTACACCGGAGATGCAGGGCAGAACGAAGTTTACATCCAATGGGCGGACTACCCTATCATCCTTTTATGCGATGATGGTGAGGATGAGGATAATGCCAATCAGGTGAACCTGAACATCGAGGATGGCCCTGAAGTTTATCTTCAGGACGGCACTGGTAACGAGATTACCGTGAACATCAACGACATGCCTGCCATCCAGCTTGATGACACTGAGGATCACACAGGCAATCAGGTTAGCCTCACTTTGGATGATGGTCCTCAAGTATTGCTGACCGATGATGATTCCAGCGGGAACAGCATCGACATCAACATCACGGACATGCCAATTGTGCAGTTGCAGGATGATTCCAGCAACGAAGTGAACATGAACCTGTCTGATGGGCCGGAAGTCTATCTGACTGATGGCACTGCCAGTATCAGCCTCAACATTGCAGACATGCCGGAGTTGTTACTGGATGACGGTGAGGGCAATAGTCTAAGCATCAATCTCGACAACGGGCCGGGATTTGATCTGAAGAATGATAGCAATGACACTTCCTCTTGGTATGCCGACAGTATCGAGTTTGATGACGATGATGGCAACAAGACGGTGATGGATTCCAACAGTTTCACCATCACCAGTTCGGGTGGAGACGTGACAGCACTTACTGATGGCGACCTGCAAATGCCCAAGGACGGCACTATCGAGATTGGCGATGAAGGCTCAATCACTGTCGGAAAGTCCGTGCTATCCGATGGTGATCTTGACCTTGGCGACGATGGCACGATTGAGATTGGTGACAGCGGTTCGATCACCGTGGGCAGTGCTGTTCTCTCGGACGGCGACCTTGATTTGGGAGCGAGTGGTTCGCTGGAGACGGATACTATTGATACCACCGGGGACGTTACCATTGGCGGCGATCTGGATATTACCGGGGATTTTGATGTTTCAGGCGATGGAAGCATCAGCGGCGATTTGGACGTAAGCGGCGACATCACGTGCTCCTCCCTTTCAGCCGACAGCATCTCCTATGGGGGTGAAGAATTGGACAGCTACATTGACGATTCAATCCGCACGGCGCTCGACAGCCTCTCTGCATCCATCGACTGCGATTCCATGACCGTCACCTTCAGCTACAGCTATTGATATGGGCGTTATTCAAACAGTGGATTTGCCCGAGGATTGCGGTTGCTGCGAATGCCAGGGGAGCGAGCATGGCAATACACCGGGGTGCTGCGCATCAAAAGGCTGCTGCCCCGGTGAAGACGGGCATCGGTGCGGCAGTTACGATGATGGCACGGGTTGCTGCTGTTGTCCCGCATGGGAAGCGCCTGCGGGCGAGAATTGCGATTGCGTCTATGTGGGGTGAGTGCATGAACTCAGAAAAGCTCGATAAGATAAAATATGCTCTTACGCTTCGGGCTTCGCAGATTCCCGATGTGCGGGAAAAAATGCGTTCGCTTTGTGGTTGCCTGCCGGAACGCGCCACCATGCGCGAGGATTTCGCCGCGTGCGGCCACGGAAACCTGCTTTCATTCTGGGAACGCATGGTCGCGTTACTCCCGGATGCTACCGCGCTCGCGGACGCTGTGTGGGCTGATTATGAGCGGCATATCGAAGAACTGAAAAAGCAGGAACCGCCGCTTCCCACCCTCGGCGAAATGGCCGCAAACTTTGGCGGGGCTGTGCTCCGCGATTTGAAAGCAGGCCGTCCCCGGCGTTCCCCTGATCAGGTGGAAGCGATTTTGACAATCTGCCGCGAGTGCGAGCATTGGCGAGCCGAAGACCAGCGCTGTGGCAAGTGCGGTTGCTGGATTCGCAAGAAAGCTTCGTGGGCGCAGGAACACTGCAAGCTCGGCAAATGGTGAATTTATGAAACAGATTATTCTTCAGGCAACCCGAAAGCAGTATGACGATCTCGTGAAATTCCTGGATCGGCGTTGCACGATCAGAACAGACGAGATCGCGGATTTTCAGAGCGTACGCGTCATGTTGCGAACGGCAAGAGTGGTTGACATCGCCGATACCAGCGAGAAGCGCACGCTTACCAAACGGCTTGCAAGTAAGCCAGCGGAAGCCGTGCCGACCCCTGAATCCTGATTCCTATGTCTGAAATTTCCATGCTTCCCTCGGACGCCCAAAAGGCGGCAGCCAAAATTGATTCCGCGCTGAACCGCGGCGTCAACATGCTCAACCTCATGATTTCCCAAATCGAGGACACGCTCAATAAAAGCGTGGACGCGAACAAGAAATCGATTGCCAGCGCCGACATCATCGCAGCGGGCGGAGATCGTTACGTGAATCTGCTCAATATGATCGCCAGCGCGAAAGCCACGGTCAATTTCATTGATCCTGGCACTTATCCGACGCCGCAGCCGTTGACACAAACCCCTTCGGCGTGAAGATCACCGTAAGCCTCGATTCACAAGCCGTCATTGTCCAGCCCACGCCGTTGCGGATCAAGGCTGGGGCGTTTGTTCCGGTCGCCATTGCGTTCACCCGCGCCGCGCAGACTGTGACGCTTCCGCAGGGCGCAGCCATTGAGTTTGCTCTCAAACCTCGGAACCAATGGACAGGCGGGCTGCTGGCGTATCTGAATTCTTTCGAAGTAACCGCCGGTAACATCTATAACGGGACGCTCAACTGCTCCTCCAGTTCTTTGCTTAGCGCATTGGGTCTGAACGACTCGACGCCGCTGAACGATCTTCCCCAACTTGAGGCGAGCGGCGAGGTGACATGGAGCGTTGGTAACCAGAAGTTCCGCTCCAGCACGTTTCCGGTGATCATCGAAACGCCGATTACGGACGATAACCCGATTCCCTCGCCCGACCCTGAGCTTTATCCCGCTCCGGGCACAATCGCGCTCAAAAGCGATATTCCCACGCTGCCCGATCTGACTCCCTATGCC